GTCGTTACCGGGAATATGTTTGCCTGGAAGCGACGCAACAACGGAAACGATCTGATCGACTTGCTCCCCGTAGATAGTCGAACGATGCATCCGAAGCCCGGCGGGGATACGGGTAAATTGATCGGCGGATACGTCTACGATCCGAAGCGCGTTACCGACATTGGTACGGCGGCACACTCGCAATCCGTAGACAGTGACAGCGCGGTAACGTTCGCGCCGTCGGAAGTCATACACGTTCCGCTAGAGCCCGATCCCGGTAACCCGCTTATGGGCTTGTCTCCGCTCGCGGCGGCGCTCGCCGATATCGATCTCGACTATGGGATCACAGACTTTACGACGGCGGTACTTGAGCGCGGCGCCGTCATGGATCACGCGCTGATCACGAAGCAACGGGTAAGCGATCCCGAAGCGCGACGCATTGAGCGCCGATGGTTGCGCCGACGCGCCGGGCCCAAGAACGCGGGCGGGCTTACCGTGATCGATGGCACCGAGGGCACGCTCTCTAAAATGGGAATGAGTATCGGCGCCCGTGATATGGGGCTCGCCGATCTCCGCAAGCTGATCGAGGCGCGGATCCTTATGTCCCTGGACGTTCCGCCGATCATCGTCGGTTCCGTCGTTGGACTAGAGAACGCTACCTATTCCAACTATGGACAGGCGCGGTTAGCGTTCCACGAAGAGAACACCGATCCGCACTTGTCGCGCATTTGCTCGGGCCTTGAGAACGGGCTAGTAGCTGACTACCCGGAACACCGGGGAAAGCTCATTCGGATCCGGCCCGATCTCTCGCACGTCATGGCGCTTCTTGATTGGGAAGATCAGCGGCGACGGCTCGCGCTCGCGGAGTTCAACGGCGCGGTTACGACACGCACCGAGGCACGCGCGGCGGTTGACCGCCCGGCGCTCCCCGGCGATGATTTCTCAATCTTGCCGCTCAACGTGCAACGGCTCGGGATTGACGGGCAACCCCTGGATCCCCCGGCTAAGGCGCCGCCTACGGGCTTCGCTCCAACACCGGGCGCCAACGACGAGGTATCGGGGCGACGGCGAGACCGGATGCGTAGCGCCGTGGCAAACGACTTTGAGGCGGTCAAGAATGAGACTCGGCTCTATCTGGAAAAGATCGGGTTTGGCGATCGACTTGACGAGCGCACCGAGGCGGCGCTACGTTATGCGAGCGGGCATCCTCGGTTTGATTCACTCGCTCCGAGTGACAAAGCGGATCTGATATTCGCGGCGGTTCGCGAACTAGCAAGGGGTACGTAACCATGACGACGGCGACGATTCAGACAACGATCGAACGGTACGCGCCCGCGCTTACGGACGTAGGCGTAGAGGCGGCAAGCGGAACCGTAAAGGGCCGCGCCGTCCCGTACAACACGCCGGACGATCGCCCCGGTATCGGTTGGCGGATCACACCGGATGGGGACTGGCCGGAGCCGGTACGCTATGCGTACTCGATCTTCGAGTCGGGATGCTTTGACGAATGGTTAGCGGGAGCCGGAGCGACGCGCGTACGCTTCATGTTCCAGCACGGCGACGCCGGGGAATCCTGGACGGGTAACCCGATGGGCTTGCTATCGCTCCCGATCGGCAAGGTCAACGAGATCACCAACGAGGCGGACGGGCTCTACTTTGCGGCGGACTTCGCCGATCATCCCGTCGCGCAATGGGTACGGAGTCTCGCGGAATCGTCGGCGCTTACGGATCTCTCGTTCGCGCAATGGCCTTCCGAAGTCACGTACGAAGTAGACGACAAGGGGCAACAGTTCCGGCGCATCGTGACGGCGGAGCTATGGGATATCTCGATCGTCGTTTGGGGGCAATTCGCCGATAACGCGATGATCACCGAGGCGTATTCCAAGCTCCGCGCGCAAGAGCCCAACAACGGCGATACGGTTCCAGCGGCGAACCCGAACACCCTAAACGCGACGAGCCCGGCGACAGAGATAGCGGGAGCGACGGCTCCGGCGGTTGACGACGCCCAAAGCGCGGAAGCGGTAGACGGGACGGCGGCGCTTGAACTCGCGAGCGTGACGGCAAGTAACCGCGAGGCTTCGCTCCGAGCGTTCACGCTCAAGGCGTAGTTAAGCAACCACCAAGAGAAAGGATCACACGGATGCAAGTTGAATTGCGAGAGCGAATCAACACAGCCGTTGGGGAGTCAATCGCGATCGGAGCCGAGATCACGGCGATGATTACGGGCGGCACGGCTCCGACGGATACCGCCGTTATCGAAAAGATGGCGGCACGCGAAGCGGCGCTCGATCGCGCCGAGAACTTCAAGCGTCAAGGCGAGACGAGCGATCGCGAAGCGTTGCTCGACGCATGGCGCAACCAACCGGCGGCGGGCCCTGTCCCGAACGCGGTTCCGGTCGAACACGACGCGAACGATCCGACGGCTTCCCGTGAGTACCGTTCGGCGTTCCGCGCGTACGCGAAACATCCTGTTCACCCTGGACAGTACACCGAGGCGGAGCGGCACACGCTTACCGTTGCGAGTGACGGCGCCGGGGGGTACACGGTACCGGCGGACAGTCGTACTAACATTCTCTCGCGACTGCCCGCGCTCTCGAAGATCGGCGCTCTCGTGACGACACAGCCGACGAGCCGGGATGCGCTCGAATGGCCGCGCGTTGTCCCGAACGCTAACAGCGAGTCGATCTACACGTCGGCGTTTGTCGGTTCGATGGTCGGGGAACAGCCCGCTACGACGGCGGGACAGAACGAGCCGAGCTTCGGCATGTTCACGATCCCCATGAAAAACGCGCGGAGTCAGGCGCGGCTTTCCTTCAACCTCGTTGGGGATGCCGAGTTCGATATCCTCTCGTTCTTGCAGTCGGACGGCGCGCTGAACATGGCGCTTCTGAGGGAACAACAGATCATCGCGGGAACGGGCATCGGCGCCAATTGCAAGGGTATCATCACCTACTCGGGCGACGGCACCGACGGCACGATCGCGACGGTTGACGTTGAAGGCTCAACGTCGAACGAGATCAGTAACACGGCGGCGGCGGTTGGTTCCGCTCCGAAGATCCTTGATCTGATCTACGCGGTTCCGGCACAGTACCGGCAGCTTCCCTCGTTCCGCGTCGCTATGACGAGTCTCCAGGAAAAGAAGATCCGTCAACTGATCGACGCAAACGGTAACTTCCTTTGGGCCCCCGGCTTTGCGGCGACGCCTGACACACTGTTGGGCTACTCGATCGCGGTCTCGGAGTTCATGGAAAACGGCGGCACGAACGGTAACCGCGTGCTACTCGCGGGCGCCTTCGATCAGTTGATCGTCGGTGTCCGGCAGGATCTTTCCGTGGCGGTCTATCAGGAGCGATTCGCGGATCTGGATCAGGTGGCGATCTTCCTTCGCCAGCGGTTCGGCCCCGGCGTCACCAATAACGACGCTTTCCGAATCGGCATCGTCTAGCCCGAGCGCTCGGCGCCCGGTGTAGAAGGCAAGCGAACCGAGGGCCCCAACCGTTCCGCCGGACGCGACGGACGGGGGCTCACGGGGACAGCGGACAAGAAAGGGAAACGGGATGCAAGTTCATCAAGCACTCGTAGAGAGCGTCAAGGTTTCGCAGTCGATCGCTCCCAAGTCGGTAGCGGCGGCGGCAACCGTCGGCGTGTACGTCGATATGCGGGATTGGGATTTCGTTGACTTCCTGATCTCGGTCGGCGCGATCGATGCGGGCGGAACGATCAACGCTGTAGCACGCGAGAACACGGTTTCGAGCGCGGGCTCGTCTACCGATATCGCGGGCACGGCGATCACGGCACTTGACGACACGGACGACAATCACATCATTGTGATCAGCGTCCGTAAGGAAACCATGACGAAGCGATACGCGCACGTCACGGTTACAACTGCCGTCGGATCCGCGATGCTGATCTCGGCGATCGCCGTCCAGTACCGAAAGACCGGCAACACGCCGATCGTTCAGGACACGACGGTAGCGGAAGTGGTCAAGGTCTAGGGCTCCGGCCCTGGAATCGTGGGGGTTCGCCCCCGCGAGCGGAGAGGGATCAACGGGAAGGATCGCGCGCGGGGGTTACTGGCGGCTCCTGATCGCAGCGCCCATCCCATGCGTTCGGCGGCGCGAGATCCCTACCCGCTCGGAGAGGCGAACAAATGGCTAACTTGTATGCGGACTTAGGCGCGTTCCAGCGTCGCGTACAGAAGGGAAACGAGTTCAGCGCTAACGATGCGTTGGAAGCGGCCCGGATCTTAGGCGCGGCGTCACGGACAATTGAGGGCTACACGCGGCGGCGGTTCTATCCGCTCGTTGAAACGCGGGACTTCTCACCGAGAGCCGGGCTACGGTTCATAGAGATCCCCGAGTGCCTAGCGATCTCGTCGCTCACCCTGGATACCGACGCGGACGGCGTGTACGAAACGACGCTCGTAGAGGGAACGGACTTCGATCTAATCAATGATTACGACGAAGAGCGCGGACTCGACGCGCCGCCGTTCACGATCGTTAGGCTCTTGGAAAATGGAGCTATGCCGGTATGGGAGTCGGCTTTTAACTCCCTTCACCAATTCAAGATCCTTCGCATCGCGGCAACTTGGGGGTACTCACAGAATACGGAAACGCTACTCACGAGCGCGGGGGTTGCGGTTACCGGGACGCTCACGGACGCAAACGATCTCACGCTCGCAACGTCGGCGGTCTCGGCGTATCCGCTCTATACCGGCGTCTCGCTGAAAGTCGCGAGCGAACAGCTTTACATACGGGGCGCAATCGCTACGCCGTTCGTCGTTGACCGGGGACAGAACGGTACGACGGCGGCGGCACAGTCGGCGGTAGCGCTCTCGCGATACGTCTACGAGCCCGAGGTAGTAGAGGCGACTTTGATCCAATGCTCGCGCTTATGGAAGCGCCGGGAAGTCCCGCTCTACCCCGTCCTCGCGGCGCCCGGTGTTCCCGATCTTGTCCTCGCGCAAGGACTGGATCTCGATATCCAGGAGCTTCTAACGCGCGTCAAGCGGTTAAGGGACTTCTAACGATGGCAGTTACGGTAACGACTCGCGGGCCGTTCTTTGCTCCCGGTAGGCCGATGGGCCCCGGCGTAGAGAAAGCCGTAACCGCTATCATGCGGCGCGGCGAAGAGCTAGTTAAGGAACAGCTTACGCCGGGACACGGGTTCGATACGGGCAACCTTCACGACAACATACACGGAGAAGTTACCGACTCGCGCCACGCGACGATCAGCGCGCAAGGGGTACCGTACGATCGCTTCGTTGAATGGGGACAACGATCATTCCCCGGCTATCATATGTTCGAGAACGCGGCTAAGAAGCTGGATGATCTAGCGCCGGGCTTGCTACAGTCCGAGGTTAGCGACGTGGTAAGGGGTCTCAATTGACGGTCTCCATACGCGGCCCTGTAGCGGCGCTCAAGGCGTTTTTAGAGGCGTCTAACCTCTTCCGCTTGGTTGAGGTTGGAGACCCCGCCGACGTGCCGCAATCGCCTACGGCGTCGATCCTGTTGAGCCGGTACTCGATCCCGGAGACGACGCTAGAGAGCATCGTAGAAGAGCGCGCCGTAACCATTCGGATCTATGTTGCCGTCGGCGAGAACAGCGAAGAGCGAGAGCTAGAGCTAGACGATATGGTAAGCTCGCTCTATACTTCGTTCTTTGACTCGTTCACGTTGGGCGGGCTTGTCCGAGAGATCGAACCGACGAAGGTAACAACGACGTTCGCGTATCAACTCATTAGCGGATCCGTGTACCGCGTTGTCGATATCTTCTTGCCGATGATCATTGACGACTCGGCGAGCTTTGACGAGTAGCAAGCAAGGGGTAACGAAATGGCAAAGCGTGGCGGTCTCGGACAGCGGTTCTACGTTGAGGGCTTCGACATATCGGGCGACGTGGGATCGATCGATACGGCAATGGCTCGGCGCGGATCAGAGAAGGTAACGGGGATCGACAAGAGCGCCGAAGAGCGATTACTCTTGCTCTCCGACGGCGAGCTATCCTTCTCTCCGTGGTTCAACCCGAGCGCCGGACAAGAACACCTAGCCTTGCGCGGGCTCCCGCGTACGGACGTTGGTTGTATGTGGTGCTTTTCAACCACGCTCGGCGACGCGGTAGCGTGGCTAACCGGCAAACAGGTTAACTACGATTGGCAGCGCGGCGCCTCGGGCTCCCTCAAGGGCAAGGTTCAAGCGCTCGCCAACGGCTCCCCCCTGGAATGGGCCGTACTACTCAAGGCGAAGGGGACGCACGCGAGCGCGGGATCTGACACGGGCCTTAACGACTCTGCACAGACAACCGCCGGGGCCGTCGGATACCTACAGCATTTCAGCGCCGCGAGCGGGACGGTTACGTACATCATCGAACACTCGTCCGATTCAACGAACGGCATTGACGGGAGTTGGACAACGCTTATGACGCTTGCCGTTGTCGCGACTCCCTGGACGCCGGTTAGCGCGCGCGTTGTCGTTGCGGGGACAGTCAAGAAGTATGTTCGCGCCACTACAACCGGCGTGTTCACAACCGCCGTTTTCGCGGTAGCGTTCCGGCGGAAGTCGGCACTAGACGATAATTAATGTCGTATCCGAAAGGGGTTCCGAGATCGGCAGAAACGCGGGCAAAGATTAGCGCCGGGCTACAGGGTAGAAAGAATCCTCACGGCGCTACGTCTAGAACGCACGGGAAAAGCAAAACGCCGACGTGGTTTGTTTGGCAATCGATGATCTATCGTTGCAGGAACAAGGGCTATCACCGATACGATCGGTACGGCGGACGAGGGATCAAGGTTTGCGATCGTTGGAGCGACTTCGTAAACTTCCTAGAGGATATGGGGGAGAGGCCGGAAGGGCTCACCCTTGATCGAATCGACAACGACGGGGATTACGCGCCTGATAATTGCCGGTGGGCGACTCGTAAGGAACAGGCGAATAATCGAAGGCAGCGACAGGGTTAGCGCCCGAAGGGGCAAAGAAAGGGTACGGCAATGGCGAAGATCACCGGCTTAGGAATGAGTGTCACGGTTGACAACTCGGCGGGAGCGGGCAAGAACATATCGAACGATATCAACGATATTTCTTTCTCGACTCCGCGCGGCATGGTTGACGTGACGGGCCTTGACAAGTCGGGTATTGAGCGCTTGCTCTTGCTCGCCGACGGCAAGGTACAGATCAAGGGAACCCCCAACATGACGGCGGATATGTCACACGACGTATTCAAAACGGTTCCGACAACGAGCGTTAGCCGAACCGTTGTGATCGTCGTTGGCGGCGCAACGCTGACAATGGAACTCATGTTCAGCGAATACGGGTTCTCGCGCGACGGATCCGGTAAGCTCGTGTTTACGGCAACCGGAGAGAACGCGGACGGTTCCGTACCGATTTGGAGCTAGACCGGGCGCCCGGCTCTAGGCATGTAGCGGCGACGCCGATCGCCAAAGGAAGGCCAGTCATGGAAGCGGAAGATCAGGGGTTCATAGTCCCGTCAAGGGAAGCGCGGATCAAGTTCTCGGACGGCTCCGGGTTCGACGGAGCGATCGTAATGTGTGCGTTTGACGTGTCCTTTGATACGCTCTTCAAGTATCAGCGGATGCAAGGACGCAAGGATCCCGACGCGGTACGGACTGTCCTTACCGACTTCGGAGACGAGATCCTGATCTCCTGGAACTTGCGGGACAAGAAGAGCAAAGAGGCGGTACCGGCGACAGGGGAAGGGTTGCTCTCTCAACCCGTCGCGTTCGGGACAGCGCTTATCGAAGCCTGGACAGATGCAATGGTGCAACCGCCCGCCCCTTTAGGTTCAGCGTCGAACGATGGCAACACGTCGGCGGCGCCACAACCCCGAGCGGCGAGACGATCACGGAGCCGGAAGCAATTGGAGAGGCAAAGCTCGTAGACCTACTCGCCCGGCGCTACGGCGTCCTACCGAGAGTGATACGCGCCGAGCCCGCGCAAGCGATGTTACACGACCTTTGGCTAATCGCCAACGGTTCTCGGGACGAGGCGAACGCCGCGCCCGATGTTGACGAGGGGTAACCCGTGGCGAACGTCGTAGATGTTGAGGTTAAGGGAACCGACAACTTTAGCCCTGTTGCGGACAAGGCTAAGAACTCGGTTACCGATCTCGTCGGCAAAGTCGGCGTTGGCCTTGCCGTGTTCAACCAAGCGGCGGAAGGGCTCGGCAAGATAACGAGCATGGCCTCGGGCTTGATCGGTAAGACAGCCGATCTAGGACAGGCGGTAGACGGGCTACAGGACATTATCGGGGGGACGGCGGAAGATTCGTCCCGCCTGATCTTTGCCTTTGATCGCGTCGGCGTCTCTAACGAGGCGGCGGAAAAGGCAATGAAAAAGTTTAGCGCGGCGCTCGCCGGAGAGAGTCAGGACATAGACGGGGTTGTAACCTCGTCGGCGGATTATCTCGCCGCGTTGGATCGACTCGGGATCCAGACGAAAGACGCGGGCGGTAATCAACTCTCCATGATGGAGATCCTAAAGCAAACGGCGGACGTGTTCTCGGGTATCGAGGATCCGATCGCACGCGCCACGCTCGCGCAAAAGCTCTTCGGCAAGAACGGCGTTGACCTACTCGACTTCCTGGACAAAGGTTCCGCCGGTATCGAGGCTCTAGCCAAAGAGTCGGACGATCTCGGTATGACGTTGGACGGGAACACGGTAGAAGCCGTGATCAAAAACAAAGAGGAAATGCGGAAGTTCCATGCGGCGGTAGAGGGGCTACAGATCCAGCTAGGCGTAAAGCTCTTGCCCGTGGTCTCCGCGATAACCGAGGTAATCGCCGCGATGGGGGTTGCCGTTAATAAGCACCCGGCGATCCTTGCGGCGGTAGCGGCGGCAATTGGCGCCGTCCTGATCCCGATCTTGATCGCGGGTACGGCGGCACTCGTCACCATGACGGCGGGATGGATCGCGGCGGGCTTCGCGGCGGCGGGAGCGGCGGCGGCTATGCTGATCGCGGCGGCGCCGATCATCGCGATCGTAGCAGCGCTCGCGCTACTCGCTATCGGGATCATCCTGATCGTTAAGCATTGGGATACGATCAAGGAAAAGACGGGAGAGGCGATCGACGCCTTGCTAAACATCATCCGCGAACGATGGCCGTTGATCCTTCCCGTCCTCTTGGGCCCGCTCGGACTCTTGATCATGGCCGTGATCGAGAATTGGGATAAGATCAAGGCGACGATCAAAGAGGGGATCGAAACGGTTACGGGTATCCTTTCCGGCGGTTGGAACATGATCGCGGGCATCGCTAACGGCGCCTGGAACGCGCTTGTTGGGGCCGCTCAAGCCGCCTGGAACGCCTTTAAGAACGCGATCGTTGAACCGATCCAGGGGATCATAGAGAAGATCCAAAGCCTGATAGAGAAGGTGCAATCGATCCCGTCGCCGGGGGACGTTCTCGGTAGCATTGCGGATCGCATACCGGGCGCTAACGCTATCCTCGGACGTGCGGGCGGCGGGCCCGCCGGGGGACGTACGCTCGTTGGCGAACACGGCGCGGA